AAATCTCGTTGATCTTGAACTATGGAATTCATTTAGCTATTATCCTAGTGTTAATACTTTTGATTTTCTAATTGGACAAAAATGTAAATACCTTGGGGTAGATAAAAAATTTTATGCTGGTGAATATCTATTTACGATTGATTGGGCTCATCCAGAGCCTAATATCCTCGACACTGAGCATAGTGAAATACCCCAAGAACATAAGTGTGGACATGTTCTGGCACTTGATAACGGTAATTATGCTATTCAGCCTAATAATCGTATTCTTTGGAACGTGCCTAGCTTTACTACTGCAACACATTGGCCTGACTATAAAGTTCAAAGTTCTTACTGGAATGTCGAAAATAAAGATTTTATATCTGAAGATAGCGACAACATGTTCTACGAAATAAATAAAAAATAATTTTCTTTTCTTTTGTAAATTTATTTGTATAGTGACTGTCTCAATCATAAACAAAGAGGCTACTATGGCTAAAAAGAAAAAATCTTTCGAAAACATTATCGAAAGCATTAGAGACAAACAAGCTGAAATAGATGATCTTCTGAACGACTTAGAAGATAAGTATAATGCCGATACTGATTCAGGATCCGAGGATCAAGATGATTTTGATTCGGACAATGATGATACTGACGAAGAATAGATAAACTTTTTTGTTTACCCTAGAGCTTATAAACTCTAGGGTAGATACATGATCAATATTTCAATACTACTTCCTACACGTAAGCGAGTAGAAACTTTAAAAAAATCAGTAGAGTCATTAATAAGAAAAGCAAAAGATCCTAAATCTCTTCAATTTTTATTTGCAATAGACGATGACGATATAGATACTATAAAATTTTTAAAGACAACTAATTATCCAAATCAAGTCGTACTTACATTTAAACCTATGGGATATGAAAATATTCATAGGTATAATAATTCTTTAGCTCTTCATGCGAAAGGTAAATGGCTAATGTTTTTTAATGATGATGCGATAATGACTACTCAAAATTGGGATACTAAAATCATGGAACGTAGATCCAATTTTAGAGTGCTTAAAGTAAGAGAACAAACTGGGCACCCTTATGCGATATTTCCAATCTTTCCTAGAGATTGGTTTATGCTATTAGATCATATCAGTCTACATGGTCAAAATGATGCGTGGATCAGTGAGATAGCTTATAGCTTAGATATAATGAGAGATGTGGATATAGATATAATACACGATAGAGCAGATATTACTGGTAATAATAATGATGAAACTTTTCAGTTAAGAAAGTACAATGAAGGAAATCCCGAGGATCCAAATGATCTTCATAGTGAACGTATGCAAAATTTTAAAGTAAGAGATATACAAAAATTAGCATGGTACCTAGAAAAAATAGGTCAAAAATCAGAAGCATGGGAATTAGTGTTAACACAAAAAAGAGATCCCTTTATAAAATTAAAAGAATTGTTTAATATATATAGTCAAAAAGGAGCTATAGGAGTAGGACTTCAAAATGCAAGAACAGATAGTAAAACAGAAACTAAACGAAGCGATCACTCTTTATCAGAAAACTAAAGATAAGCGTGCTCTTGATGCTATAGAATTTTTTAAAAATTTATTAAATAATAATATTTCTCGAAAAAGTTTAATAGCATATGCTAAATACATGTACCCGGGATACAAGGATCCTGTACATATACAACTCATTACTAAAAATTTAGAATTATTAGAAGCGGGAGAAATTAAAAGACTTGCAGTCTTTATGCCACCACGACATGGAAAGTCTATGTTATGTAGTGAGTTCTTTCCCGCATGGTATCTTGGAAATAATCCAAATGAATTTATTATACAAGCTACTTATGCTCAAGAGTTAGCTGATGACTTTGGTCGTAAAGTAAGGAACCAAGTTCAATCGCCTGATTTTAATAAAGTATTTCCACAAGTAGGACTACGATCTGATTCTACAAGTGCGAAACGTTTTCATACAATGCAAGGTGGAACGTATAGTGCAGTCGGTGCTGGTGGAGCGATTACAGGTAGAGGTGCGCATTTATTAATTATAGATGACCCGATAAAAGGAAGAGAGGACGCTGAATCAGAAGTTCAACGAAGAAATTTAATAGACTGGTATAAATCTGTAGCTTACACACGATTACAACCTGGTGGTAAAATTATATTAATTCAAACAAGATGGCATCAAGACGATTTAGCTGGATTCATTTTACAAGACACTCAAGAAAAGTGGAAAATACTGGATCTACCAGCAATTGATAGTAGTGGTAATGCGTTATGGCCAGAAGCATATTCTAAAGAAGATTTAGAAAAAATTAAAAATACAGTAGGTCAACGTGTATGGCAATCTCTTTATCAACAACAACCTTCTAATGAAGAAGGATCTATTATTAAAAGAGATTGGTGGAATATTTACGAAGATAAAAAAGTTCCAGTATTAAGTTATGTAATACAATCTTATGATACGGCGTTTAGTACATCATCTACAGCCGACTTTAGTGCGTGTACTACATGGGGAGTTTTTACAGCACGAGATCAAGAAAATCAACCTTATGCTGCATGTATATTATTAGACGCATGGAAAGAAAGATTAGAATATCCAGATTTAAGAAAACGTGCGCAAGATAGTTATAAAGAATGGATGCCCGATGGAGTGCTTATTGAAAAACGTGCCTCGGGTCAATCTTTAATACAAGATATGAGAAGATCAGGGGTACCTGTTATTACATTCTCTCCTGAGCGAGATAAAATTTCAAGAACGCATGGAGTTGCAAGTATGTTTGAAGGAGGATTAGTCTTTACACTTGATAAAGAATGGACTAAAGACGTAATAGAGGAATCTGCTCAATTTCCTTACGGAAAGCATGATGACGTACACGATACATGTGTACAAGCTCTTATGCGAATACGTGAAGGATTTTTAGTAGTACACCCTGATGACCCTGAAGAAGATTATGACGAAAAAGTTACAAAATACAGAAAACACAAACGTTATTACTCTTAACGTTTTTAATAGAAAGCCATCATCACGAGTATTAGCTCGTCATGAAAATGATAAAGTTATTGATGCTTTACATAGTGCGGCTATAGCTATTACAGATAGAATGGATCTAAAGGGCTATGCTTTAGTAGCATGGGATAAGAAAGGAGTTCCTTGTATATCTTATTACGCTGAACATCCTGAAAATCCTATATCTGATATGATGATTCCTAGCTTTACACAAACTTGTTTTCAGGGTATAGTTTCACAAAGATTATCGAAACCGGAGGATTTAGATGGTGAAGAACAATAAACAATATGGAATAGAAGATGTAAAAGCTTCTAATAAAAGATTTTACGAAAAGTTTCCTAGTGCTAAAGAAGATGCTGCAATGCTTAAAAGAGCAATGCAAGATAATGCAAATGACATTGTAAAACAAGTAGATCAAGAAAAAGTTGATCGTGAAAACTTTGAACAAAGTTTAATGGGAATTAAACCACAAGGTATTATCATTAAGAGAGTAATTTAATTATGCCTAAAGATATGGCGGAAAGACTTGCTGGTATAAAAGAAGCTGTTAAAGAAGGATTTGAACACACAAACCCTGCACGAGTAAAAATGACACCAGATGAATCAATGGAAGATAAAACAAAAGATTTATATCCAACTTCTGAAAAAGATATTGAAAAATTAGGTGGTGAACAAGCAGATATATCACAAGGTCCAAAAGCCCAAGAAAAACTTTTAATAGAAAAATTAAAAAAAGTTTTTAAAAAAGAAGAAAAAAAAGCATGAAAAAAGTTAATACTAAAAAATTAGAAAAAGGTTTAATGCCTTCTAAGTCTAAAATGAAAAACAAAAATGGTAAAAAAAACTCCAGTTGTTGACATGATAGATGAAGGTATAGCCCTTCAAGGTGATTACTATTTAACTCCAGAAGAAATGGATTATATAGATAAAGAAAGAGAAAAGAATAAAGGAAAGAAACTTTACTTTGATCCAGATATTGAATATATAGGAAGCATCGAATCATTTGACGATAATGGTTTTAAAAAAGGACAAAATAAATCAAGAGGTTAATCATGGCAAAAAATACTAAAGAAGTTACTAAAGATATTTTAGATGTAGAATTTGAAAATATATCAAAAGAAAAATTATTTGATGATAAAGGATATATGGAAGATCAAGATTCAGCAAGAGAAGATGAAGATGATATGGAAGACGAAGATTCAGATGTTGCTGAAGTAGTTCCAATCTCTAAAGAAAAATCTCCTTTAGAAAAAGATGTATACCCACAAGGTCGTAGAGAAAAATTTAAAAATAAAGATAAACCAAATCCATTTAGAAAAGCATGAAAATATCAGCAGGTTCAGGTTCTGGTTTAGGTCGTTTACAAAAGTCTATGACTGTTAAAAAGCCAAAGAAGAAAAATGGCAAAAAAAAGTAATCCATACGGTACGGGTTTATTTTATAAAAGAACTAAAAAGAAAAGACCTGGAAGACATTCTAAAAGTCCAAATAAATCTTTTGATAAAAAAAAATATAACGGACAAGGAAGAGTATGAGAAAAGAAAATCCAATTAAAACTTCTGTAAAATCTGGAAATTTTAGACCTACTAAATCTGGTGCTGGTATGACACGTAAAGGTGTTATGGCGTATAGACGAGCTAATCCTGGTTCTAAATTATCAACAGCAGTTACTGGTAAAGTTAAGCCAGGAAGTAAATCAGCTAATAGAAGAAAATCTTATTGTGCAAGATCAGCAGGTCAAATGAAAATGTTTCCTAAAGCTGCAAAAGATCCTAATTCAAGATTGAGACAAGCTAGAAGAAGATGGAGATGTCGATGATAATTAGACTATTAAATAACTTTAATTCATGGTTATCATATAAACTATGGAGATATGAGTTAAAACTAAGAGCTAAAAGATTTAAGAACGAGACCTGTAAATGTGGAAAAAAGTAATTATATAACTATTAACAATAGGAGATAATTATGTTTAACCCTTTAGATTATTTAGATTATAGTAAAGTTAAGAGCTTCTGGACTGACTATAATCAGAAAGTTCAAAAGTTCTGGAAAGATGCTTTTGAAGATTACAAAGCAAACTTCTCAAAATAAGATCCTTTTTGATTGTTTAATCACTGGAATAATTCGCTTTATTCCAGTGATTTTTTGTTTTATACTATACTATAGATGTATAGGGTATGAACCCGGAGGTATTAAACAATGAAAAAAATGAAGAATAAAATTTCCAAAGTTATGAAAGAATATAAAAAGGGAGAACTTAATATTGGAAAATCAAAAAAAAAAGTTAAATCAAGAAAACAAGCTATAGCAATTGCTTTATCAGAAGCAAGAAAAGGAAAAAAATAATGAGAGCAGCTAAAGACGAATCAATGGCACATGAGAATAAAGAAACTAAAAAAATGGAAGCCAGAGAAACAAGATTAGAGAAAAAAGGATATGTAGAAACAAAAGGAGGAAAAATGGTAAAAAAGAAAAAAAATAAAAAATCTTTTCCAGATATGTCAGGTGACGGTAAAGTTACTAAAAAAGATATTTTAATAGCAAGAGGCGTAATTAAAAAAAAGAAAAAGTAAATGTTAACTAGATCAAGGTTTGAAAAACAAATGACAAAACCTAGAAAAAGAAAAGTAAAGTCCGATTATCTTGCCGGTTTATCTGGTAAAGAAAGAGCAGCAAGAAAAGCTGCTCTTTTAAGATTAAATAAAAATACTAAAGGTTCAGGTATTTTACCAGGTGATTTAAATAAAAAAGGTAAATTAAAAGGAAGTAAAAAACAAAGTCCACATAATGAAAGGTTTAGAAAAAAATATGGGTAATGTTTCAAAAGCAATACAAAATAAAGCTAAAAAATCTGGAGTATCAACTTCTAAGATAAGACAAATTTATAATAGAGGTCTTGCTGCTTACAGAACAGGAGGTCATCGTCCAGGTGTATCATCACAAGCATGGGCTATGGCAAGAGTAAATTCTGCTTTAACAGGCGGTAAAGCTGCTAAAGTAGATAGAGACATACTTAAAGGTAAAAAAAGTAAAAATAGAAATCCTGATGGTACAACTAAAAAAGGAAAAAAATGAAACAAGGATTATACGCAAATATAAATAAAAGAAAAAAAATGGGAAAGAGTAGACCTAAATCAAAATCTACTATATCTAAAAAAGCATATGCAAATATGAAAAAAGGATTCCCTAAAAAATAATATGGCACTTGAAGTAGAACTAGATAAACAGAAACTGCAATATACCGATGATGAAGGTAAGAAAATTACTGTCGATATAAATGAAGATGAAACGGAAAAAGCTGAAGAAGAATTTGAAAGCGATCATTACGAAAATCTTGCAGAGACATTAGATAGTTCTAAAATTTCAAGAATAGGAAAACAATTAATTACCGCTTATGAAGATGATAAGTCTTCAAGAAAAGAATGGGAAGACCAATATTCTAAAGGTCTAAAAATGTTAGGTGTAGTTGTTGAAGATAGAAACGATCCTTTCCCGGGAGCTTCTGGAGTACATCACCCATTACTCGCAGAAGCTGCCACTCAATTTCAAGCTAGAGCTATTGCGGAGTTATTTCCTCCAGGTGGACCTGTAAAAACTCAAATCATTGGTAAAATTACTGATAAGAAAATAGAACAAGCTTCACGAGTTGAAGATTATATGAATTATCAACTTACTACTCAAATTCCAGATTACTTTAATGAATTAGATCAAATGTTATTTTATTTATCATTATCGGGTTCAGCATTTAAAAAAATATACTTTGATGATACATTAGATAGAGTTTGTTCAAAATTTGTACCAGCGGAAGATTTTGTAATAGCATATCAAAATACAGATTTACAAACTGCAGAAAGATATACTCAAGTAATGAAATTATCTGTAAATGAAATTAAAAGATACCAAGTAGTAGGATTTTATAGAGATGTTGCTTTATCTAAAACTCAATCTGATTTAAATACAGATGATCAAATACAGGCAACACTTCAAAGATTAGAAGGTATGTCTCCATCATCTGCTGATAGATTACATACTATTTTAGAAATGCACGTAGATTTAGATTTAGAAGAAGATAAAAATGGAGTTGCTTTACCATATATCGTTACAATTGATTATGATATGCAAGTAGTATTATCAATTAGACGTAACTGGAAAGAAGAAGATCAATTAAAACGTAAAAGAACTTATTTTATTCATTATAAATATTTACCAGGTTTAGGTTTCTATGGATTTGGTTTAATACAAATGATCGGCGGTCTACAGCATGCGAGCACTGGAGCTTTAAGAGCTTTACTTGACTCAGCAGCATTCGCAAATTTAAATGGTGGCTTTAGAGCTAAGGGAGCAAGAATTGAAGGTGGAGATTTAACTATATCTCCAGGAGAATGGGTAGAAGTAGAAGCTTATGGAGATGATTTAAGAAAATCATTTATACCACTTCCATTTAAAGAACCTTCTCCTACGTTACTTCAACTTTTAGGAGTAATGACAGAATCAGGTAGACGTTTTGCATCAATTGCAGATGCGATGGTAGGTCAATCCGCAGGATCTGGTCCAGTAGGAACTACTATTGCTCTTATAGAACAAGGTTCTAAAGTATTTTCTGCTATACATAAACGATTACATCAAGCTCAAGGTAGAGAATTTAAATTAATTTATGAAATTAATGGAGAGTATTTAGACGATGAATATCCATATGAAACTATTGGTGAAAGAAAAATCATTAGAAGAAAAGATTTTGATCAAGCGATAGATGTAGTACCAGTATCTGATCCTAATATTTCATCTTCTGCTCAAAGAATTGCTTTAGCACAAACTGGACTTCAATTAGCACAACAAGCTCCTCAAATTATTGATGTAAAACAAGCTTATAAAAGATTTTTACAATCTTTAAATGTACCTGATTATGAAAATTTATTAATAGATGATAAAGAAACTCCTCGTAGAGATCCAGTTTCTGAGAATATGGCCGTATTAAATGGTAAACCTATTCAAGTTTTTGAAGAACAAGACCATCAAGCTCATCTTATGGTTCATCAACAATTTATTAATGACCCTAGATTTGGTGGAACACCTGAAGCTAAACAAGCTATATATGGTCAAATGTTAGCACATATGGGTCAACATTTAGCATTTTTATATCAACAACAAATGCAAGCTCAAGTTCAAGAAGGAATTCCAGTATCAAGTGGTCAATTTAATGAAGAATTTTTAGATAAAGAAACTAAACCACTTCCTATTGAACAAGAAAATAGAATTGCATTAGCTGCAGCTCAAGCTGCTCAGGGTTTAATGGGTAGTATGCCACCAAGTCCAGAGCAACAACAAATGCAAATGGAGATGCAAGAGAAAATGGAAAATTTAAAATTAAAAACTGAAGAATTAAACATTCGTAAAGCAAGATTTGCAGAAGGTGTTAAGACTAATGAGAGACAACAAACTAGAAAAGATGCTGAAGTGAAAGCTAAAATAGTAGAAGCAGCTTCTCGAATTGCAAAACGTGATAAATAGTATGTCTATTAAAGCTGAAGAAATAAGACAAGCTAAAAAATTTTTAGAAAACAAAAGAATATCTATAAGTTTGGTTAAACCAAAACAATTTGTGATAGCTTCTAAAAAATTAAATACATCATTTGATGATGCTCTTAATAAATTGAAAGAAATGGTAAATGGAAAAACTACTACAAGCGATTAAAAATCAAATAAAAAGACATAAAGAAGAATTAGGTAATAATTTGTTGTCAAAAGGTGTAGATAACATAGAGGAGTTTAAAAGAAACTATGGCTACGGTCAGGGTTTAGATAAATCTCTACAAATTATTAATGAGTTAATAGAAAAATACAAAAAAGGAGAAATAGAAGATGATTAACAATGAAGCATGGGCTACAGAAGATGATGTACTTACACCAACAAACGTACCACAACCAGTTGGATATAGAATTTTAATAAGACCAAAAGGTCCTGTATCTAAAACAAAAGGTGGTATTTATTTATCTGATAACAATAAAGATACTCAATCTTATTTAAATAGTATAGGTCAAGTAATAGCAATGGGACCAGAGTGTTATAGCGATAGAAAATCGCCTTGGTGTAAAGTAGGAGATTGGGTTTTGTTTGGTCGTTATGCAGGAGCACGCATATCTGTACAAAATGTCAAAATGGTGATAGTAAATGATGATGAGATTATTGCTTCACTTGAAAATTCTGAAGTAATATCTCAGCAAATATAAATATACGTTATTGAGTTAAGAATAACGCCAACATAGGAGATAACTATGCCTAACGAAGAAGAAACAAAGAAAGAGATTGAAGTGAAATTAGATGAACCTAATTCTGAAAAAGAAATAGAAGTTCCTCAAAATCCACTTGAAGCTCTGATGAACGACTACAAAGAAGAAAATGTAGAACAGAAAGCAGAAGAAAAAATAGAACAACCTAAAATCGAAGAAAAGGTTGAAACTAAACCAAACGTTCCGCCTTATTCAGATGAACTTCCTTATTCAGAGAAGGTTCGTAAGCGAATTCAAAAAGAAGTTGCTAAACGAGCTGAAGCTGAACAAAGAATAGTTGAACTAGAAGATAGATTGTCAAATATGGAGAAAAAAACTCTTGACTTGGCAAGTAAATCTTTATCTAGTCAATATTCTCAAGTTTCTCAAAAGCTTAAACAAGCTATTGAGGAAGGAAATACTGATGAACAGATCAAGTTGTATGAAAATATGGCTGATATTCGTAATCAGATGAATAAGACGCAAGAATATGCTTCTGAAATACCTAAAAAAGCTGATGCTAGAAAACAAGTACCTCCTTTAGCAGCTGATTGGGTTAAAGAAAACAGTACTTGGTTCAATAAACCTGGCTATCGTAAAGAAACAGCTATGGCTTATGGAATTGATGCTGAACTGACAGAGGAAGGTTGGGATGTAAATGATCCGGAGTATTATAATGAAATGACTAAAAGGTTAAAATCTTCTAGTTTACCTCATTTTAATAAATCTGAAGAAAGTTCTTCTCAAACTGACAAAAATGTGGTACAAAAAGCTAACAGAGTGCAATCTCCTGTTGCTGGGGTTTCTCGTAAAAAAGGAATCGACAGTAACCGAGTTAAGCTTACTTCTGATGATTTAGATACTGCGAGAAAATTCGGTATCGACATTAATGATGAAGCGGCACTAAAACGTTTTGCTAAAGAAGTAAAAAACTTTGGCGATACAGGACAACTATAGGAGCCTGACATGAAGAATAATAAAATAAAAAATGAAACTAGAGTTGAGAAATCAACTGTAGCTTCAAAGTGGCGCCCAACTAATTTATTGGAGGCACCTGAACCAAGACCTGGTTTCAAACAGAGATGGATTGCAACTATGGTATTAGGACAGGAAACACCAACAAATGTGGCCAAACGTATGCGAGAAGGTTGGCAACCTAGAGACATTAAAACTGTTTCTGATGCTAATAAATTTGCTACGATTGAACATGGCAAATTTGCTGGTTATATAGGTATGGAAGGAATGGTACTCTGTGAGATGCCAGAACATCTGGTAAATGAACGTAATGAATATTACGCCAAAATGACTGAGAACTTAATGCGATCAGTTGAGATGGACATTCACAAAGTAGAAAGAGCCGGAAATCCTATAAGCCGTTCTTACAAGACCGAAGTTACGAGGGGCGGTTTTAAAGAGTAATAATTTATAACAAGGAGTTATAAAATGGCTAATACTGATGCGCCTAATGGGTTTGTGCCCCTTAGGCATTTAACTGGCGGTGTTGTTAGACCTCAGGCCTATCCTATAGCTAATGCTTATGCAACTTCACTATTTTCTGGTGATTTAGTAACATTACTATCTGATGGAACTGTAGGTATTGGAACAAATACATCGAACGCACTAGGTGTGTTCTATGGTGTTCAATACATCGACAGAGCAAGTGGAGATGTAAAATTCTCCAAAGTTTGGACAGCTTCAACTGCAATTAAAGCTAATACAGCTGCGACTGCATTTGTATATGATGATCCAAACATAACATATGAAGTCCAGGGTTCTGGTACATTCGCAAATGCTAACGTAGGTGAGCTTTGCAATGTTTTATTTACTGCTGGTGAAACAACTTTTGGTGGATCTCAACAAGAAGCTAACTTAGCATCTTTAGGTACGACTGCGTTACCTTTAAGAATACTAAGACTTGTCGATGCGCCAGATAACGCTGTAGGTGCGGATGCTAAATTAGAAGTGGTTATTAATAACCATCTATATGGTACTCGTGCTAGCGGTATTTAAGGAGATTAACACATGGCACTAAATAGGGCGCTGTTTACCAAGCAGCTTAATCTTGGTTTAAATACTGTGTTTGCTATGGAGTATGATAGATACCCAGAACAATGGAGAGATATTTACTCTATTGAGCAATCAATGAAAGCTTTTGAAGAAGATGTACAAATGATCGGCTTCGGAGCTGCACCAACTAAAGCTGAAGGTGCTGCAATATCTTACGATAGTGGAAAAGAGGGTTACACTGCGAGATACGTACATGAAACTATAGCTTTAGCATTCTCAATAACTGAGGAAGCTGAAGAAGATGGTTTATACGGATCTTTAGGTGCTAAGTATGCTCGTGCACTAGCAAGATCAATGCAACATACTAAAGAAATCAAAGGTGCAAATATCCTTAACAATGCAACTACTACTTCAGTAGGTGGAGACGGACAAGCTTTATTGTCAGCTTCTCACCCACTAGGCGGTGGTGGAACTTCTTCTAACATTTTATCAACACCAGCTGATTTATCAGAAACTTCTCTTGAAAGTTTATTGATTCAAATCTCGACTGCGGTTGATGATAGAAGTATTCCAATAGCATTGACTGGACAAAAACTAATCGTTCCACCTCAATTGGTGTTCGTTGCTGAGCGTATTCTTAAATCTAATTTAAGACCTGCGACTGCTGATAATGACATCAATGCAATGAAACAAATGGGTATGATTCCGGGCGGAGTTGCTGTTAACCAGCGATTAACTGATCCTGATGCATATTTCATTATGACTGATTGCCCAGATGGAATGAAACACTTTGTAAGATCACCAATCAAAAAAGCTGTTGAAGGCGATTTTGAAACTGGTAATTTAAGATACAAAGTTAGAGAAAGATATTCTTTCGGTTTCACAGACTGGAGAGCTATCTACGGTTCAGAAGGAGCTGCTTAATAACTAATCTATACTAGGCGTAGCAATACGCCTAGTATTTAACTCAAACGACTGCGAAAGCAGACTATACTGGAGGTATAGACATATGGGTACAACTACATTTTCGGGACCGATTAAAGCGGGAACGATTAAGGACACTACAGGCACAACAGTTGGCGAAAATATACAAAACACAGGTTTTGTATTAATGAGTCAAAGTAAAGTTGTTGCTCTTACGGGAGCGACTGCTAACACTACAGTTGCGGTAATACCTGCTAACTCACAAGTAGTAGAAGTATTTGCTGATGTTACAGTAGTATCTAATGATACTGGTGCTGCAAACGTTTCTGTTGGTAATGCTTCAAATGCTACAGCTTATATTGCTGTATCAAATGCAAAAGTTACTGGAAGACTAACAGCTGTAAATGCTGCTATTATTTCTTCAGCATTTTTCGATGTTGGAACTTCAGATTCAAGACTTACTGCTGTATTTCAAGCTGGAACTGGTGATGGTACAACTGGCTCTGCCGTTGTTACTGTTTACTATTTACAAGATAGAAACTTAGCGTAATTAATTAGAGGGCCTTCGGGCCCTCATTAAAAGACTATGGAAAACGAATACGGATTTTTAAATTATTTTAATGATATAGGAAATATCGGTAGTAAATTATCTAGTACGTTTGCCAATTTATCTAATACAGATATTTCTACAAAAATTTCAGAAACAAAAGATAGAGCTTCTTCTAGTATAAGTGATTTATTTAAAGATAGTAAAACTAAACAACTTGAAGAATTTGAAAAAGCTAAAGAAGAATATAAACCATCAGAAGAACAAAGGCTTCTTGGAGAAAGAGAAGATGCTCCAGCAGGAAAAGGAGAAATTAAAACAGGTTCAGATTATATAATTGGTCAAAAACAAGAACAAACTCTTGATAAAAAATTATCAGATATAGAAAAAGTTATTAATAAATTCTCAGATTCTAAACCTGTGACAGGTGGAGGAGTCAGTTCTGGAAGAGATTTTGCTTTTGATAGTAGATTAGATAAGAATTTAAATGTTGGATCTTTAGATTTATCAGGTGAATATACTAATGATATACTATCATCTATTAGACGAAAACCAGCTGTTAATGAAGACAGAGTTAGTCTATTATTACAAGACTTAAAAAAATATAATCTATTATAAGGAGGAAATATGGCAGGTTCAGACGTAAAAGCAAATAGTACTACTACTACAGGATCAAATGTTGTTTTATTTGGTGGACCTATTAGATTAAAAGGATTTATAGCAACTCCAACTGCTAATGCTGGAACTGTTACATTTGCAGATGATAATGTAACTATATTTAGTATTACTACAGCAGCAAGTGTTGCATCAGGTCCTATATCTATTAGTATACCAGATGAAGGTATAAAATTTGGAACTAAACTTCAAGCTAATTTAGCTAACGTTGCAGGATTAACTGTATTCTTTGCGTAGGTCTTTATGGCACTATCGGGTTCAGCTAATTTTCAGTTAAATGTAACTGAAGTAATTCAAGAAGCATATGATCGTATTGGAGGTGATCCAATATTAGGTTATGATGTTCGTTCCGCTAGAAGAAGTTTAAATATAATGTTTACAGATTGGGCCAATCGTGGTTACAATCAATGGACTGTAGAATTAGAAACTTTATCATTAGTTCAAGGAACAAATCAATATACACTTCCCGCTGATACTATTGATATTGTTGAATCAAGTATTAGAAGAAATGAAGGTGGAACTAATACTGATTATTTTATGACACGTTTAGCTCTAGGAGATTATGAATCTATTGGAGTTAAATCAACTCAATCTTTACCTACTCAATTTTTTTTACAAAGATTATCTACACCAGTTTTATTTTTATATCCAACTCCTATTAATTCTACAGATGTAATGAGATATTGGAGAATTAGAAGAATAGAAGATATAACTGCAAATACTGTAAATGGAGTAGATCAAAATATAGATGTACCTTCTCGTTGGATTGAAGCAATGTGTTCTGGACTAGCTTATTTTTTAGGTAAAAAAAGACCAGGCATAGATGGTAATATGAGAGCTGAATTAAAATTAGATTATGAAGAAGCATTTTCAAGAGCACAATCTGCGGACTCTACTCCTACAACTAGAATAGTTCCAGGATATGGAAGGTCAATATAATGGCTGGCGCAAATTCTAATAGTGAAAGAACTAAAAAACCACATAGAGCACCTTACACTAAATTTTCAAGTGGTAGATATGGAAGAACTATATCAGATAGAAGTGGATTAGAATTTCCTCATAATGAAATGTTATTTGAATGGAATGGACTTTTTGTGCATGATTCTGAATATGAACCAAAACATCCACAACTTGATTTAACTTATTTTACTGATGCTACAACATTAGAAAATGCACGTTTAAATGTCCCAAATTCACTCATAGGTGGTGTTCCAGATCAGATTCAGACTATATACCCTAATACATCAGGAGCTGTGTTAGCGGTAGGAGTTGCAGAAGCTACAACAAATTTGTTATCATTATCTCTAGGAAGTGTTACAGTAGTCACTTCATGAGTGATGAATTAAATAAAAAGAAAAAATATGGCGTTGTAATTGCAACACCATGTTATGGTGGAATGATCAATGAAGGTTATCTTCATGGAATTATTCAAACTCAATCAGTAGCCGCTAAAAATGATTTTCACATGGTATTAAATACTATGGGAAATGAAAGTTTAGTTACTAGAGCTAGAAATACTTTAGTTGCACAATTTTTAGATTTATGTGAGTCAGATCCACACGATAGATTTACACATTTAATGTTTATAGATGCCGATATAGGTTTTGAAGGTAAAAATATTTGGAGATTATTAGATTCAGGACACGATATAGCTTGTGGAGTATATGCTAGAAAATCTGTAGATTGGAACCATGTTGTAGAACTTGCTAAAAAAGGAGATTTTGAAAATATGGAGCAAAAATCTTTAGGATATAATTTAAATTTTGCAAATCCTAGAGATATTCAAATGAAAGCTGGATTTGTAGAAGTATTAGATGCAGCTACAGGTTTTATGTGTATTAAAAAAGAAGTCTTTTATAAAATGATGAAAGCTTATCCTAATCTTAAATATACTAGTGATCAGATCATAAATACTGAAAGATTTACTTCTAAAAATACATATGCATTTTTTGACTGTATTATTGATGAAAAAAGTAATAGATACTTAAGTGAAGACTATGCTTTTTGTAGAATGTGGCAAAAGATTGGTGGTAAAATATACGCTGATTTATTAAGTCCTCTTACTCATTGGGGAACTTACGCATTTAAAGGATATGCATGGTCTAAATTTACTGTAGCACCAGGAGATAAAAAAGATGCCAATGACGTACTCAAGTCTAAAGAGTGATATACAACTCTGGGCTGAAAATAATGGAACTGACTTTACAAATCAATTAGACACATTTATTGATAACACAGAGTTTAGACTTTCAAGAGATATTGATCCAGTAGGATTTAATCAAAATATGACTTCTTCAGTTTATTCAGGAGATAGATTTGTAACTTTACCATCAGCTATAGAACCTATGCTTATTAACTATGTTAATATAACAGTAAGCGGTAATGTTTCTTTTTTAGAAATTAAACCTTTAGAATTTATACAAGAATATTGGCCTAATGTAAGTATAACAGCTCAACCTAAATATTTTGCTAATTTTGATGATAATACGTTATATTTAGCTCCTACACCGGATCAAGCTTATTCTATTCAACTAGGATATCAAGGAAGAATTAATCCATTATCTAATACAAATACTACTAATTATTATACTACTAATACTCCAGATGCTCTTTTATATGGTTGTTTATCTGAAGCAAATATCTTTACAAAGAACATGGAAGACTATAATATCTACAACAAAAAATATGTTGAGAGTGTGACTGCCATTAATAATGAAGCTCGTAGAAGAAGAAGAACGGACTTTAAATTTCCTGGTAGCCCACTTGGTGAAAACACTTTAACTGGAGGACAATAAAAAATGCCGATTACACAAGCTATCACGGTTACATTTAAGGAAGACTTAATGAAGCCAGGAGCAAATTTAGTTGCAAGTACATTAAAGTGTGCTTTATATTCAAACCTTGCTACTTTAGATCAAAACACTACTGCGTACACTACAAGTAATGAAATTTCATCAAGTGGAACTAATTACACAACTGGTGGAGCTACATTAACTAACGTTGCAATTACTGTTGACGGAACTACGGCAATATTTGATGCTGATAATGTTACATTTGCTAATGCAACTATTTCTGCACAAGCTGCTTTAATTTATAATAATAGTTTAAGCAATGCTGCAATTGCAGTTTTAGATTTTGGTGGTGTTAAAACATCTACGAACGGAACATTCGAGCTACAGTTTCCAAACGCTGATGCTACTAACGGATTAATTCGTATAGCATAGAGAGGTAAACTCCTATGCCAACAGCACAAGTCGGTTGGAGTAGAGATGGATGGAATGTAGGAGCATGGAATACAGATCCAGATGCTCTTGCTATTTTAACTGGTCAAGAATTAGAAACTCAAATAGATTTTGGTGGTTACTGGAACGCCGATGAATGGTCGAGTGGTGCCTGGAACATAGGTCATGGTGCAGTTCTTACAGGAACTGGAAATGTTTTTGCAATTTCAACTTTAACTCAACTTACAGCAAGTGTAGGTAATATAATCACAATTGCTAATGCTAATATTTCTATTAGTGGTCAATTAGCAAATATATCTTTAAATAATGTAGTTGTACTTAATGAAGCTAATGTTACTATTAGTGGACAATCATTAAATGCAAATTTAGGATTAATTTCAATTCAAGCTGGTGGATCTATTACAATTCAAACTGGTGCTGAAATAGCTTTAGATGTATCTGTAGGAAATGTTGCAACAGGAACTGCTAATAGTGTTGATATAGTAGGATTTGAATTAAACACAAATTTAGGAAATATTACTTTAGTATTAAATAATATTATTCCTATTACTGGATCCCAGGCTAATGTAACAGCTAATACGATAGCTATTAGAGCTGATCAAGTTCTTTCTTTAACCGGTAGCGGAGCTACTACTTTTGTAGGAAATGTTATAGCTAATTCTAACAACTTTTTAACTATAACAGGTCAAACTGCTAATGTAAGTGTGGCTACTCTAAAATTCTGGGATAATATAAATACAAGTACAAATACTGAAAATTGGACAAATATTAACTAGACAATAACATATAAATGAATATTATTTACAAATACAAAATTTAAGAGTATAAATACACATGGCTTCTACATATACATCGAGATTAAAATTAGAGAGACAAGGTTCTGGTGAAAACGCAGGAAATTGGGGTAATTTAGTAAATTATGTTTTTAATAGAGTTGATTCTTCTGTAAAAGGATATCAAGCTGTATCCGTTGCAGGTTCTGCTAACGTTACACTAACTTCTAATACTTCTACAACTAACACTGATGATTCTACTACAGATGATCAGGTTCATAATGCTGTACTTGAATTTACAGGTGCATTAACTGGAAGTATTAATGTATTTACAGATGCTGTAGAAAATCAATATGTAGTATTTAATAATACTTCAGGAGCTTTTAATTTAACTTTCGCACCAACTGGTGGAACTGGTATAATCATTCCACAAGGTTCTAAATCTTTAGTATATACAAATGGAACGGTAATGTATGATGTTATGGCTGATTTAGGTAACGTAAATGTTACTAGAATAGGAAATAATGGTTCATCAACATACTTTACTTTACCATCAACTGATGGTACTAATGGACAAGCTTTGGTAACAAATGGTAGTGGACAACTATCTTTTTCCACTGCAGGAATTACAACAGGTAAAGCCATTGCTATGGCAATGATTTTTGGAGGATAAAAAAATATGGCAAACCCGAATATAGTAAATGTAAGTTCGATATTAGGAAAAACAGATACATTTGCACTTACTACAACAAGTGCTAACTTAGTTACAGCAACAGCAAATACAGTTTTTAAAATTAATTCAATACTAGTTACAAACATTGATGGAACTAGTGCTGCTGATGTTACAATTGCATACAATGATTTAACAAATACAAGATCAATAGCAAGTACGATTGCTGTACCCGCTGATGCAACTTTATCAGTGATTGATAAAACAAATTCATTTTATTTAGAAGAAAATGAAGTAATCTCTGGACTCGCTAGTGCCAATAGTGATCTAGTATGTTTGATCTCATACGAAGTCATAAGTTAACCGGGAGAATTTTGCTATGGCAAAAGAAAACGGTGGAATCATAGGAGTAGTCAACACCCCAACAGCTAATACAGCATCAGGAGTATGGGCTCTTGAAGATCAATTCAACGCACGAGTTTCAGATACTTGGCCAGGTCAACCTATTTCAATAGAATTTTTAGTAATAGCAGGTGGAGGAGGTGCTGGTTCTGAGTATGCTGGAGCTGGTGGAGCTGGGGGTTATAGAACATCAACTCAATCAGTGGGTGTTGGAACAGTAATTACAGTAACAGTAGGAGATGGTGGTGCTGGTGCTGGTGCTGGTTCTTTTGCTACTGGTTCAAGTGGAAGCAATTCTTCAATATCAGGAACAGGATTATCTACAATTACTTCTAATGGTGGTGGTGGTGGTGGTGGTGGAAATACACCATCTGCTAATCAAAATGGTCTAAATGGAGGTTCAGGAGGAGGTGGAGGTTCTATAGGTTCTCCAGCAAATACATCAACAGGTGGAACAGGAAACACTCCTAACACATCACCAAGTCAAGGAAATAATGGAGGCACTGGAGGAACAGATGCAGCCTCTTGGAGATTTGGAGGAGGTGGTGGAGGTGCTGGTGCTGTTGGTGGTAATCATTCAGTTTCCCCACTAAGAGCAGGTAATGGTGGTAGTGGTACAGCTTCTTCAATAACTGGTTCTTCAGTAACAAGAGCAGGTGGAGGAGGCGGAGGTAGTAATGGAGCTGGTCCAGCAGGAACAGGTGGAACAGGTGGCGGTGGAAATGGTAGTTCTAGTGGTGCTGGTACAGCAGGAACAGCTAATACTGGAGGAGGAGGAGGTGGACCAGCACTTGGTGCTGGTGGATCAGGTGGAAAAGGAGTTGTTATATTAAGTGTACCAACTGCAAGATATTCATCAACTACAACAGGAAGTCCAACTGTTACAACAAGTGGTGCTAATACGATAATGCAATTTAACGGTACAGGGAGTTACACAGCATAATGGCTAGTTTTGCAAAAATAGAAAACAATATAATAATAACAGTTGAATCTGTTGTTAATGACGTATTAAAAGATTCAAATGGAGTAGAACAAGAATCAATTGGAATAGAATTTTTAAGAACATTATATAACGAGCCAAACGCTATTTGGAAACAAACTTCATATAATACAATTGGAGGAGTTCATTCTTCTGGTGGTACACCTTTTAGAAAAAATCACGCAGGAATAGGTTATACTTACGATTCACAAAGAGATGCTTTTATATCACCTAAACCTTATAATTCTTGGATATTAAACGAAGATACTTGTTTGTGGAATCCTCCTATTGACAAACCTAATGATGGTAATAAATATAAGTGGAACGAAGAAACTTTAAATTGGGAGTTAATTAATGGCTAAACGTAATGGTGGCATAATTGGTAAAGTAAATACTCCAACAACTTCTGTAGCAAAAGGAGTTTGGAGATTACAAGATCAATTCAATGCTAAAAAAAATAATATCTGGCCACCTGTAATTTATTCAGTACAATTTTTAGTAATAGCTGGAGGTGGTGGAGGAGGTAGAGGTGATGGTGGTGGAGGTGGCGCGGGTGGTTACAGAACATCTACTCAATCAGTCGAAACAGGAAAAATAATTACAGTAACAGTAGGTGATGGTGGTGCTGGTTCAACACAAGATCAGGGAACATCAGGTTCAAATTCAGAAATTTCTGGATTAAGTTTAACAACAATTACTTCTGCTGGTGGTGGAGGTGGTGGAGGTAACGGAAATAATGCAGTAAGTGGTGGTTCTGGTGGAGGTGGAGCAGGTAATTCACCTGGTGCTGCTGGAAACACTCCAAGTACATCTCCTAGCCAAGGAAATAATGGTGGGGGTGGCGGAACAGCGCCCGGTGGAGGTTCTGGTGCAGGTGGCGGTGGTGCAAATGCTGTAGGCGTTAATAATAGCAATAATAATGGTGGAGCAGGTGGAGCAGGTACAGCTTCTTCAATAACTGGTTCTTCAATAACAAGAGCAGGTGGTGGCGGAGGTGGAGGAAATATACCTGAAGGAGGAACTATAGGAACTGGTGGAGTTGGTGGAGGAGGAAATGGTGCTGGAAATAATGATGGTGTTGCTGGAGTTGCTGGAACAGCTAATACAGGTGGAGGTGGAGGCGGAGGTTCTGCTTGGAATACAAACGGAGGTTCTGGAGGAAAAGGAGTTGTTATATTAAGTGTACCAACTGCTAATTATTCATCTACTACAACAGGTTCACCTACAGTTACAACATCTGGTAGTAATACAATTTTACAATTTAACGGTACAGGGAGTTACACAGCATAATGGCATCATTCGCAAAATTAAATAATAATATAGTTGAAAGAGTTGAATCTGTTGTTAATGAAGTATTAAAAGATTCAAATGGAGTAGAGCAAGAATTAATTGGAATAGAATTTTTAAGAACACTTTACAACGAACCAAACGCTATTTGGAAACAAACTTCATATAATACAGTTGGAGGAATTCATTCTTTAGGAGGAACTCCTTTTAGAAAAAACCATGCAGGTGTTGGATATACTTACGATGAAATTAAAAATGCTTTCATACCACCTAAACCTTACAACAGTTGGATTTTAAATGAAACTACTTGTAATTGGAATGCACCTGTAGCTTATCCAACAGATGGACAAAGATATAATTGGAACGAACAAACTTTAAATTGGGATTTACTAGACAATAATTAAAAATTATAGTATAAAATTTTTAATGAAGAAGAAAGCAAAAGAACCTAAATTTGAAAATTCATCTTGGAATTTTGAAGTAGATCAAGTTAGTCTTTACGCATTTTGGAATAACGCATTTTCAAAAGAAGAATGTCAAACAATTATTAATATAGCAAAAGACAAAGGTTTAATAAAAGGAACAACTAAAGGTGTTACAAAAGACGTTAGAGATAGTAAAATATCTTGGTTATATCCAGTTGATGATATGGATTGGGTATTTCGTAGAGTTACTGACATCACATTAAATCTTAATGAAAGATTTTTTAAGTTTGATTTATTTGGATTAAATGAAGGATTTCAATTTACTAATTATGAAGCCCCCTCTGGTAAATATGGAAAGCACGTTGATAGAGCAATGAATATTCCAGTTAGAAAATTATCTATATCTATTCAACTTACAAATCCTGAAGAATATGAGGGTGGAGAACTTAAACTTTATGAAGGTGAAGAAGAAACTGTTATGGATAAAACACAAGGAACATTAATTATATTTCCTTCTTATGTATTACATGAAGTTATGCCAGTAACTAAAGGGATAAGAAATTCATTGGTAACTTGGGTTACAGGTAAGCAATTCAAATAATTGAATATAGAGAGAAAGTTTTCTATTCATTTAGATAATATACTCTGGCCTACAGAGACACAGAAAAATACAGAACATTGGAATATTTCTGGAGTTTTAAAGAAAAACTCTAATCAAGAATTTAAATTTGATGTAAGACCTATGTTTCAAATGCCTAATAATCAATTGGGTAAAAAAGGAACAACTTCTAGTAAGGCAGATAAAATAGTATTTGAGACTGAAAAAAATTGGGTTATTATAGATGTTCCAGAACTTCATGAATATGTTAGAAAACAATCTTTAACAGTAGTTCAATTTGAAGATTTGCTTGTTAAATTAGAATGGAATATAAGTATATCTAAAAAATAGTATAAATTCATAAATTTTTGTATATAATGGTATAATATGCCATTAACAAAACTTACATTTCAGCCTGGCTTAGATACATTAGACACCGAAACTGGAGCAGAAGGACGTTGGGTCGATTGTGATAAGATAAGATTTAGGCAAGGTCTTCCTCAAAAAATAGGTGGTTGGACTAAATATAGCGATAGTTATTATGTAGGAGTAGGAAGAGCTTTACTTAATTGGTATGATTTAGCAGGGGCTCGTTATACTTCTTTAGGAACTGATCGTAAAATATACGTTACTCAAGAAGGAACAAATGCTGATATTACTCCAATTCGTCAAACGAATAGTGCTATAAGTTGTTTTAGTACAGTTATTTCTAATGCCAATGTAACTGTAAAGCAGACTAATCATAATGCTCTTGATGGTGATTTTGTTACTATCTCTAACGTATCAGTTGCCAACGTTGGTGGTATTTCAAACGTTTCTCTTACTGGTGAATTTGAAATTCAAAGCATAACTAATGTTGATGCTTATGTTATATTAACAAATACAGCTGCAACTTCTACAGTTACTGCGAATGGAAATGCTACAATTCAATATCAATTAAATATAGGCCCTTCTCTTCAAACTTTTGGATATGGATGGAGTGCTGGACCTTGGAATGGTGCTCAAGGATGGAATCAACCAGCGATTACTTCTACAGTTGAAATAGATTTAAGAAACTGGTCAATAAATAACTGGGGAGAAGATTTAATTATAACTCAATTAAATGGATCTACTTATCTATGGGATACTTCTGCTGGTTTTACAAATAATAGAGCTACAATAATAGCGAATGCTCCTACGACTTCTACATTATCAGTGGTTGCAACTGATGCTAGAATATTAGCATGTTTTGGAACTGAGACATCAATTGGAAATGCTTCAACTCAAGATAAACTCTTTATTCGTTGGTCTGATCAAGAAAATTATAACGAATGGACACCTAATGTAATTAATACAGCAGGTTCTCAACGTATATCTGGTGGTAGCGAAATAAGATCAGCTAAACCTGCTAAAGGAACTATTTTAGTATGGACTGATACAGCACTTCACTCTATGGCGTATATAGGTCCTCCTTTTATTTATGGATTTAGACAACTAGGTAACGATTGCGGAGCTGTAAGTTTAAATGCAACTATTATAGTAAATGATATAGCATATTGGATGTCTAATGGTACTTTCTTTAGATATGCTGGAACAGTTCAAGAAGTTCCATGTTCTGTTATAAATCATGTATTTGATAATATTAATCAAACTCAATATCCGCAAGTTTATTGTGGATCTAATGCTTTCTATGCTGAAGTAACTTGGTATTATTGCTCTGCAAACTCAGATCAAATAGATAGATATGTAGTTTTTAACTATGAAGAAAATTCTTGGTACTTTGGAACTATAGAGAGAAGTATATATCAAGATAATGCTGTAACTCAATTTCCAATTGGTGGAACTTATTCTCCTAATAGTACTGCTAACACAATTAGTACAATTAATGGTCTAACTTCGGGTCGTACTTTACTTTATAATATAGAAGATGGTGTCAACGCTGATGGAAGTGCTATCGTATCTTATATAGAATCAGGTGATGGCGATATAGCAGATGGAGAAGAATTTAGTTTTATAGATAAAATAATACCTGATTTTAAAAGTCAAGTTGGTAATGCTACGATTACTTTAAGAACAAGAGATTATCCAAACGATACAAAATATGAAAGTACGAATGTTGTAGCTAATTCTACGACTAGGTATAGTAGTGTTAGAGCTAGAGGTAGACAAGTTGCTATTCGAGTACAAACTAATAATTTAGGAGATAACTGGAGATTTGGTACTCTTAGAGTAAATGTGAATGCTGATGGAAAAAGATAAATATAAAATAAGACTAGCTCGTATCTCTGATGCTGTAAATATACGGGAATTACTTAAAACATGGTTAAAAGAAGCACCTTTTAACTTTGGAAATGCTAATAATAAAAAAAGCCTTGAAAATATTATATTTTACATTAGAAATAGTTTTGTTATAGTAGTAGAATACGATAATATTATTGTAGGAACATTAGGCGCTACAATAGACGAAACGTGGTATAGTGATAAAAAGTTTTTAAGAACTATATGGCTTCATGTGAATCCACGTTATCGAAACTATAGTGTCTTTCGTTCAATGATGATCGTATTGAAAGAATATGCAAAAGAAAATCGTTTAACAGCGATTTGTGAAATATTCCAAGGAAAAGAAGTAGGGCGTAAACATCTTGCTTTTTTAAAACTTGGATTTGATGTAATTGGAGGAACTTATATAATCAATGGGTAGTATTTTTAAACCATCAACAACTGTAGTACAGGCACCACAACAATCTACAACTACATATGATATTCCTGCTTATTTTAAAGAGATTCAAGAAAGAACTTTAAGACGTGCTGAAACTGAAAGTCAACAACCATTTCAAGCTTATACGGGTCAACGTATAGCTCCGCTTACTGCAACTGAACAACAGGCAGGTGATATTTATAGTCAACAAATTTTACCACAAGCGGGTCAATTAGCTGCTATTGGTGCACAAACATTTACACCAGCGATGGCACAACAATATATGAATCCTTATGAGAATCAAGTTGTGACAAGTGCGTTAGGTGATGTAGAGAGAGCATATCAAGGTCAACAACGAGCTTTATCAAGTCAAGCTATAGGAGCAGGCGCATTTGGAGGTGGTCGTGAAGGAGTTCAACGTGGTGTATTAGGTGGAGAATATTTAAGACAAGTAGGAGATGTTTCCGGAAGATTACGTCAAGCAGGATTCGAGTCAGGTGCTCAAAGATTTGCGGCTGATAGAGCTTCTCAATTAGGATCTTCTCAAGCTCAACTTGCTTCTCTTGCAGGAGCTTCATCGGGACTTGCTCAATTTGGAAGTCAAGAAAGAGGAATACAACAAGCTGGATTAACTGAAGCATTTAGAGATTTCGTAGAACAACAAGGATTTGAACAAAATCAAATTAATCAAGTTATCGGTGCATTAGCAGGGGCTCCAATAAGAAGTTATGGAGAAGAAAGAACTGGTTTCACTTCTACACCAATGCAAGGTCCAAGTCCATTTGGTCAAGTTACAGGAGCTTTAGGAGCAATAGGTTCTATTTACGCAATGTCAGATATAGCTTTAAAAAATAATATAAATCTAATTGGAAAATCTCCATCAGGTATTAATATATACACATTTAATTATAGTGGTGATGATAAAGTTTATCAAGGTGTTATGGCTCATGAAGTACCTCATGCTTCTATCTTTAATACAGATGGATATTTAATGGTAGATTATTCTAAAGTAGATGTTGAATTTAAAAGAGTTAATTAAATGGAAGAAGATAAAAAAATTGAAGTATATACAGGTGATTCATTATCCAATACTATTCCAACTTCTAATATTCAAGAAGGTACAGTATTAACAGGTGAAGATGCTTTAAGATCACAAGTTCAAGCTGATCAAGAAACACAAGCAGCTGTTGAAAGAAATAAAACTGAAGAGAATAAAGGATTAACTGGAACTCTTTCAGATTTTGGAAGTTATGTAGGTAAATCTTTAAAGAATTTTGCAACTGAATTTCCTAATAAAATAGAAGAAACTTATAATGATCCTAAGAGAAGATTTGCTCTTATGTTATCTTTAAAAACTATAGACGAAGCTTCTCGTTATAAACCATTAACTGAAGCTAGAAGTCCATTAGGACAAATCGCTAAAAACGTAACTGATGTAATTTCTGAAGATGTAGCTCAAAGACAAAAAACAAGAAAATTAGATATAGAAGATATAAAAGCTACAGCTGCTCTTATGAAAGCAAAACAAGGTCCTAATAGAATGTATGCTTCTCCAGCTGAAAAAGCTATGGAAAAAGATATTGAAAATTTTCAAAAAACAGAAGATATAAGATTAGGATCAAAAAATGTATTAGAACAAAGATTTAATTTAATGCAAGCTGCAGCAACTAAGGGTCAAACACTTCCAACAGGACTTGTTGAAGATGCTCTACTTCCAGTGAAAGAAGTTTTACTTTATTTAAAACCAGAAGATAAAAATAGATATGAAAAATTACTAACTGATTATACTGGTAAAGATATTAATAGAATGAGCCTTCAAGATCAAGTTACGTTTCAACAAGAATTAAATTCTCTTACAACTCAGGCGGCAATTGGATATGCTAAAAATTTATATCCAGTATCAGAAAAAGATTTAGAACAATTATTTAAAGGGTTTGGTAGTGGAAGATTAACTGGAGAAGCTTTAACAAGATTAATAGCTTCTCAAAAAGCTACTGATGAATTTGCAGATTTAAATGCTAAAACATATTTTGATCTTATTAAAAAAGATCCAGGAAATCTTCAAGCTAAACTTGATGCTAGAAAAATAGTTGAATCTCAATTAAAAGAACAAAATGAAAAATTAGCCAATCCAGAAACACTTAAAAAACTATATGGTATAAGTGATCCTAAACAAGCTACTAATTTTCAATTATCTACAGCTAAATATTATTCTCAAATAGCTCCAACAATTCCTAAAGATAAAGATATTAATTTATATTCTTCTATAAGAGAAACTAGAGAAAAAGATGTAATTCAGCAAAAACAAATAGGAGATCAAATTTTAAAAGAATTTAATCAAAGTAGAAAACCGGTAAAATAAAATGGCTGAATTTACTCAAGAAGAGGTTTCTACTATAGAAAGACTTGTAGGAGAAGGTGGATACTCAGTTCAAGATGCTCAAGATTTAATTAAAGGTAAAAAAACACCTCAAACTATATTTGAATTAAAATCTCAAGGACTTAGAACTATAACTGATGATTCAAATAATTTAGATGGTTTTGATAAAAAATTAGGAGTAGATACTTTAAAAAAATTAGAAGAAGGAAATAAATCATTATATAGTGATTCGCAAGGTATTGTAGATCCTGATACAAGTGTAATGACTAATTTAGCTCCTAGTTATTGGGATCAAGTAAAAGCAAGAGGAATAAGAACTGATAAGGGTTTATCAGCAGGAGATAGAGCTGCTTTAAGTTTTGGATTTTCAGAACCTCAATTTTTAATACCTAATACTAAAAAATTAATTATAGATGATTTATCTAAAAAATTTCCTAAAGAAGAAATTGAAAAATATAAAGATAATATTAAAGTACAGATTGCTGATGTTGGATATGATGGATTAAAAAGTGATGCTTTAATTTATAAAATTCCTAAAGAATTAGGAGGAGATAATTATTTTCGTACAGTAAATAAAGAAGGACCTGATTTAGGTGATGTTCCTTCTATATCAGGTGATGCTATTCCTTTTACTTTATCTACATCAGCTGCAATAGCTGGAAGCACAATATCTCCAATTTTAGGAACAGCTGCAGGAGCTGGAATAGGAGAAGCTTCTGGAGAATTTATAAAATTAATGGCTGGTAGAAAAGCTTTTGGACTTCAACCCGATTTAAGTGATGAACAATTTATGGAACTTGCTATTAAACAATCTTTAAAAAAAGGAGCAGTATCAGGACTTACTATGGGTGCTTTTCAAAAAGTAGTTCCATATTTAGTTTATTACTCACGAAGATTTGATGTTCTTGGATCAGGAGAAGAATATTTATCTAAACATTTAACTAATACTATAGTTGGTTTAGAAAAAGAAGTTAAAGAAAAAGGAGTTGAAGCTATTTTTAATAAAGAATTATTAGATACAGTTGCTGCTGCTAGAAAAAAATTACTTGATGCTGGAATTCCTGAAGAACAAATTGATCAATATCTTGCTGTTAATATTCAAAAAGCTATACCTCAAAGTAAAGTATTTCAAAATTTATCAGCTCAAGAGAGAGAAAAAATTGGTGAGTTATTAGGAAAAAATGAAGTCATTGCAAAAGACGTAGAAAATAAAGTTACTTCTGAATTAACTGGAATTAATAATTTTACTGAACAAGGAGTTAGTAAAGCTAAAGATAGAATAAAAAATCAAGCTGAAACTATAGTAATAGGAGAACAAGCAACTGCAGATAAAAGTGTTGCTGCTAATCAACTATTGAGAGATAAAGAATTTAAAAATTTAAATTTTAGTCCTAGTCAAACTTCTTTAGATGATTTTGGATTTTACACATCTAAATTAATAGAACAAGTTAGAGAAAGAATGAGTACATTAAATACTCAAATAACTAACTTTTCTAAAAAAAATCCAGAGATAACTAGAGTAGAATTAGACTTATCAAAAGATAATTTAAAGACATGGAGAAAAATATTATCAGAAGGTAAATTTGATGAACCTAAAAAATTTGAAATTCAATCATTAAAAAGTATTCCTAAAAATGCAACTGATGCTGAAAAACTTGCTATAGAAGCTGAAAATAAAATTATTGCTTCTACTAATAGACAAAAAGAATTATTTAAAACACCTGAATATCAACAAACTTTTAATATATTAAAAGATTTACAAAAATCTTTTTCTAATAAAGATTTTTTACAAAATTTAACTTATGGTGATGCAAAAAGAACTTTAAGTATTTTAAGAAATTTAGAACAACAAAATTTAGAAAATCCTAAATTACTAGGTGGTGTAAGATTATTAAAAACTAATATTAAAGATGCTATTGCAACAGTTGAAAATAAACCTGGAAATGAATTATTAAAAAATCTATCAGATGAATGGACTCAATTAGATTTTGGATTTAAAAATAGTTCTCTTCAAGATATAGCAAGTGTTATTGGAAGTAGAGCTACACCCGCTGTTATAAGATCAGCAAATTTACAATCTGAAAAAATATTTACTAATATTATGGGTGATAATATTAATGCTAGAGCTAATTCTAAAGCACTAGGAGATATATTAAGAAATGAAAATTTTACAAATAAAGATAAATTTAAATCTTCTTTATTTAAATTTTACCATGATACAGTAGTTAAAGGTTCTGGAGAAGCTGGAGCAGCTAAAATGACTCATGGTGAATTCATGGAAAAATATGGAAGTAATTTTAAAAATATTTTAGGAGATGATTTATTTAATCAATTTAAAAAAGGACCTGGTTTTGCTCAACAACAAGTAGAAAAATATGTTGCTGAAAAAGTTGATTTAGTTAAGAATGGAAGTAGAGTTCTTCCTGGTCTTGGATTAGATATTAAAAACTATACACCAGATAAAATAGTAGAAGCTATTATACAAAAAGGAGCTACTACAGATGTTAATGTTTTAAAAAAAGCTTTTGGATCTGAATATTATAAAGATGTTCAAACTGCTTTTTTAGAAAATATGTATGGTAAAACTAAAGGTAGATTTGGTCAATATGAAGCTTTTGATGGAGTTAGATTATTACAATATTTAAAAGATAATAAAGGAATCATAGAAAAATTTATGGGTAAAGAATTTTATGATGTTCATAGAGATTTAGGTAAAGCTTTAACTTTATTACAACAGCCAGAAAGAATGGCTACAGGAGAAGGATTAACGGGAGCTGCTAATAAAGCTGGATTATTTGTAGATATGATTTATGGTCCTTTAAATCATAATAGATTAGTTATTAATAGATTAGGAAGAATTTATGATTCTATAGATGGATCTGGAAAACAATTAGATAAAGTTTTAAATTATAAAGATTTTATAGAACAAGTTAAAAAACAATTTATTGGCGGAAATTATCCTAAATGGCTTGATGATTTAAGTCCAGCACAACAATCTACTTTTATGTCTAAATTAACAGCTAGTTTAGATCAATCTAAATTAGGACAAGTTGTAAAAGAAGTTGCTGGTAGAACTAGACTTATTCAAGCTGGAGAAAAAATTGAAAGAGGAGCTGAAAAATTTAAAGAAATTTCTACTAAAATAATTCCAGAAAAATATCAAACTAGAAAAGCTATGGGACTTACTCCTATATTAATTGATAAATATTTTGAAGAAGGAACAGTAGATCCTATGATTGGAACTTCTAATAAAAGAGCAGGTCAACCTTATATAATACAACCACCAGAAGCGGTATCTAAAGGAGTACAAAAATTATTAGGAAAAGCTATAAGTGGAGTTATTGATGGAACATTAAAAGGAGCAAAATATGTTTTTAGTTCAGAAGGTAAACTTAAATATAAAGAACCTGAATTTGAAAAAATAAAACAATTAAGAAAAGAAGCAAAATGAAAATAAATAAAAGAAAAAGATCAGTTTATAATAAAGCAGATATAGCTACTATAAGAATTGATAATCATGAAAAATTATGTCGTATCATGCAAAAAGAAACGCATGAGAAGATAGATAATATTTGTTTTAGAATCAAACGTTTAGAATATATTTTAATAACATCAGCTGGAGGAATAATCGTAGGATTAACTTCTTTAGTTATAATGTTATTAAATAAATGATAAAAAAAAATATCGGTTGTTACTGCGAAAATATAGCAATCTGTTGGCTTCAAGAACAAAATTACTTTGTATATAAAGGGTGTCAAACTCAATCGGCTATAGATTTAGTAGCCGTGGATCCTAAAACTTTAGAAACGATACTTATAGATGTTAAAATAGTTTCAAGAAGAAAATCGGGAAAAAAATCAGGAACTGAAATAGGAAGAATGGCAAGAGTAAATAATAAAAAAATTTTTATTTTAAAAGTAGATTTAAAGACAAAAAAGTGTAGAATAGTCCAAAAAAGATTATTATGGACTACGAAGAAATTAAAGCACGCATAAAAAAACATGAAGGCTTTGTGCCTAAAATGTATCTTGATTCTTTAGGAAAAGCCACTATTGGCTATGGTCATTTAGTTACAGAAAAAGACAACTTTCAAGAAGGAATAGAATATAGTATAGAAGAACTAGAAGAAGTATTTAATAAAGATTTTAATAAAGCTGTAGAAGGAGCTAATGAATTAACTTCTAGTTTAGGTTTAGTCTTAGCTACAGTAAAAGGAGTAATAATAGAAATGGTATTTCAATTAGGAAAAACTGGTGTAAGTAAATTTAAAAAGTTTTTTGAAGCTTTAAATAATCAAGACTATAATGAAGCAGCAAATCAAATGTTAGATTCAAATTGGTATAAACAAACACCAAAACGTTGTGAAGAATTATCAAATACAATAAGGAGTTGTGCATAATGTTACAAATGTTAGGAGCAGTAGCACCATTAGCTAAAATATTATTTTCAACAATAGAAAAATCTGTACCTGATAAAGATTTACAAGCTAAATTAAAAGCTGATTTACAAACACAGTTATTACAATCTAATACACAAGAATTACAGGCAGCTGCTAAAATTATAGAAGCTGAAGCTAAAGCAGGTTGGTTTGCATCATCATGGAGACCATTACTTATGTATGTACTTATATTTATTTTAGTATGGAATTATATATTTGGTCCAATAGTTAAGTTTTTTTTCGGAGCAGCTATTACTATTGATCTTCCCGGTGATGTTTGGACTTTACTCCAAATAGGTTTAGGAGGTTATGTTGTAGGACGATCAGCTGAATCAGTTGCTAGAACTATGGCAAATAAACCTAAAGAATAATTATGAGTAGCGAGTTTAAAGTAAGTGATCAAACACAAGTATCTTTACCTATTAAAAATATAGTAGCTATTGTATCTGCTATCGTTGTAGCGGTATGGACTTATTTTGGAATTGTTGAAAGATTAAATAGAATTGAAACTAATGAAAAGTTAATGTCACAAGACTTACTTAAAAAAGCTGAACAAACTCCTAAGAACCAGGAGATGTATATGTTGATTGAGTATCAAGCTAAATCAATTGATAAACATTCTAAACAATTAGAAGAAAATGTGCACACTAAAGTTCTTATAGCTCAATTAGAAAAAAAAGTTGATAAACTAGAAAAAGAATTAGATTCATTACGAGGTAAGTAATGGGTGAAATAATATTTGCTTTATTAATGTTTCTTAATGGAAAGTTAGAAAATTATTCTCCTAAAGCTAATCTTGCGGAATGTTTAGAACAAAAACGTAAAGTAGAACGTGATGGTACATCAAATACTTTGCGAATGGAATGTAAACAAATCGAAGCTATTGTAGAAGTAGATAAACACGGAGTTAAACGTATTAAAGAAATTAAGAATTAAGCAAATAATTGCTTCCACTTATCTCCAGTTATTTCGTCAGCTAGTTTTTTCTTATTATTTAATACTTGAATAATTTTTTCATCTAAAGTATTAGGACACACGAAGTCTATATAAGTAACTTTATCTTTTTGACCTATTCGGTGTGCTCTATCTTCAGATTGTAGTCTTACTTCCATATCATAAGTATTATTAAAGTAAATTACAGTTTTAGCATTAGTTAATGTTATACCATAACCACCTGTTCTAGGTTGACCTACGAAAAATCTTATTTCTCCACTTTGAAAATTCTTAACTATCTCTTGTCTTTCTTCAGATTCAGTATCACCAAAGAAAGTTGCAACTTTACTAGCTCCATATACTTTAGCTATTGAATCACGGATCAATTTAATTGAGTTTCTATAAGTAGCCCATATAATTATATTACCTTGTGTCTCTTCAATAACATCTAATAGTTCTTGTATACGAGGATTTTCACCTTCTATTACTTCTTCAACTCCATTATCATATTTAATAAAACCACATAATATCTGCTGTAATCTTAAAATTCGTGTGATTATAAGAGGTGCTGACACTATCTTTTCACGTTCAAGCTCTACTATAGCTCTCTTTTTTAAAGTCACATACATTCGTTTTTGTTCAGGTGTCATTTCTACATGTCTTATTACTTTTACTTTAGGAGGTAAATCTAAACACTCTTCCTTAGTTACTCTAAAACTATATGGCTTTAAAATTTCTTGAAGTTCTTCTAATCTTTGATAACCTACTACTTCATCAAAAGTATGAGTAGTTAATCTTCTTCTTCTAATTACACAAAACGTATTACGATAAGCATAAAAACTATTTTGTAATATGTATGGATCTAAAAAATGCATTTGAGACCATAAGTCTAACGGACCTTGGGTCACTGGAGTTCCAGTTAATATTCTTCTATACTTTGCTAGTTTATATAATTTATGACAATTTTTAGTTCTTCTTGCAGTTCTATTCTTTATATTAGAACTTTCATCTATTACAAAAAATGATTTACCTGTATTTAATAATCTATGAACGTAGTTCTTTCCTTTCTCTGTAGATAGAGCTTCTATATTAACTACAAAAAATCTTAACTTATTACTTTCTTTTAAAAACTCAACTAGATTATCTATATTAGAAATAGTTTCAGCGGGAGACCATATCTGAAGTCTTGTAAATTCTTTCACATCATCTGGCATATGAGTTTCATATTCAGAAGCTATCCAGTTACGATATACACCTTTAGGTGCTGCTATTACAACGGTGTCAATACTTCCTTTACGAAATAGATAAGCGATATTATCTATTATAACTTTAGATTTACCAGTTCCTTGTTCCATAAAAAGAGCATAACTCTCTTTATCTTTACTAATCATAAAAGCATCAAATTGATGTTTGTATGGTTTAGTTTTAAATTTGTATTCTACAAAATCTTTTTCATCAACAAATTGTACTTGCATATAAAACTTTCTGTTTTCTAATTTAATTTTTTAAAATATAAACTTTTTAAGTATAAAGTAAATCAAAAAAAGAAAGGAAAAGAAATGGCGAAAGTGTTTATAGTGCAAGAAAATCCAAATGTAAATGTTCTTGCAGCCGGTAGGTATGGCGAATTAATTGCTTTACTAAGACCGTATAAGCAAATAACTTTTTCATCTGATCCTGTTGTACGTTTAATGAAACAGAAATTAAAAGATTTTAATGATTCTGATTTTTTACTCGCAATGGGAGATCCTGTAGCTATTGCAATTGCATCAATAGTTGCCTCTGATATAAATAATGGTAGACTAAAAATACTCAAATGGGATAGAGAGCATAGAGCTTACTATCCAGTTGAGATAGATATTTATAATAACAGAAAGGAGAATGAAGACTATGTCGGATAAATGGATATTTGACGCCGTAGAAAAGCATAAGAAAAAGAAAACTTTACCAAAAGGAGGACTAGAAATAGTTACTGCTATTGGTAATAAATTAATAGAAAAAAAGAAAGTTCTTGAAAAAGAAGAAGAAAGATTAAAAGTCTTAAAATCTGAAATTCGAGAAATAGAAGAAAAAGAATTACCTGATGCTATGGCATCGTGTAATAATATGACTAGATTTGATCTTGCAGATGGAAGTCAAATTGTAGTTAAAGACGAACTATTTTGTTCTATACCAGATGATAAAAGAGCAGGTGCTCTTAAATGGTTAGAAGAAAATGGTCATGCTGAACTAATTAAACATGATGTTAAAGTTAGTTTTGCAAAAGGAGAGTACGATGAGGCTGATAAACTTATAGGACTTCTTAATAAAAATTTTAAGAATATCCCGTATGAAGAAAAGTCGACCGTGCATCCTGGTACATTAAAAGCTTTTGCTAAAGAAAGATATTCTTTAGGTGAAACATTACCTGAACAATATTTTAGTGTATACGAAGCCAGTATAGCAAAAGTAAAACTCGGAAAGGAGAAATAATAAATGGCTGAAGTAAAACAAGTAGTAAAGAAACCAGCAAGTAATGGATCTCTAGTAGGTAACATTAATGCTGATTTAATTCTGAAAAATGCCGGTAAAGGATTACAGAATGTCACTAACGATGATATTACAATTCCTAGACTAGCTATAGTTCAGTCAGGTTCACCTCAAAGAAAGAAAAAAGATGAAAAGTATATTGAGGGAGCTGAAGAAGGTATGATTTTTAATACTGTTACTAATACTGTATATGGTAATACTATTGAAGTTATTCCTTGTGGATATAGAAAAACCTATGTAGAGTGGGTACCTAGAGAAGATGGTGGCGGATTAGTAGCAGTTCATGATATGAAACCTGCTAATACTAAAACTGATCCTAAAACTAGAAAATCTTTATTAGGTAAAAATCAAATAGTTGATACTGCGGAACATTTTGTGCTTCTTCAAAAAGAAGATGGTACATATGAACCTGCTGTATTAAATATGACTTCTAGTAATCTTTCAGTTTCAAGAAAGTGGAATACACTTCTTAAAATGAAAAAGATTAATGTTAAAGGTCAAACTATTGATCCACCTAGTTTTCTATATAAATTTAATCTTTCTACTGTTCAAGCTGAGAATGACTTGGGTAGTTGGTTTAAATATAAAATAGAAGAAATAGGTCAAATTGATAGTAAAGATGTATTTAGTCAAGCTGAAGGTCTAGCTGAATCAGTGGACAAAGGCAAAGTTAAAGCATCTGAACCTGTAGAAGTTGATCAACCTGTAACTGATGATTCTGACGATAACGAAGAAGCACCTTTTTAAGTTATGTTGTCTGACGATTTCTTTAATGTATTTCCAGGTCTAACTCGTGCTTATGGTAAATTTACCATTACTCAAACTAAAGGAGTTAAGCTTGACGGATTTGGAAATACTATTAGAGAACCTTATACGAAAGATTTATGGAAATTACACCTAGAAGGTAAGATAGGTCTAGGTGTAGTTCCAATAAATGAAGAAAGTAAGTGTAAATGGGCATGTCTTGATGTAGATGATTATGCTGGTGTAGATTTAGAAAAAATTTCAAAATCATTTGTTAAAAAAAATTTAATTATATGTCGTTCTAAAAGTGGAGGAGGACATATTTTTTTATTTACTAAAAATTTTATTCCAGCATCTCATATGATTAAAAAATTAAAAGAGATTGCTAAAGCATTTGGATTCAATAAATATGATTTAAGACCATTACAAGATAAAATATTAACTAAAGAAGATGTAGGTAATTGGCTTAACATGCCTTATTTTGGAGGAGTTGAAACTGAACGTTATGCTTTATATGATGGTAAAGTATTATCACCAGAAAATTTTATTAAATGGGTTCACAAATTTTCAGTAGAAAGTTTAGATGAAATTGATTTAAGTTTTATAAAAAAATTAGATAACTCTGAAGATAAACTTCCAGGAGGACCTCCTTGTTTACAACATTTATTAGCTTCGGGTGGAATAAGTGAGGGTGGAAGAAATAATGGATTATTTAATTTAGGAGTTTATTTAAGAAAAAAAGATCCAAAGAATTGGGAAGAAGAATTAGAGGATTATAATGAAAAATATTTAGTACCTCCTCTTAAACCTAGAGAATTTACTAATACATTAGAGAGTTTAAAAACTAAAAATTATAATTATAGATGTAGTGAATCACCTATTAACTCTGTATGTAATAGACCTAAATGTATTACATGTAAATTTGGAATTAATGATAATGGAGAAATGCCATCACTTAATGGAATAACTAAAATATTAACAGATCCTCCTACTTACTATTTAACTTTAAACGAAAAAAGAATTGGTCCATTAGAAAGTAATCATATCTACAGTTTTTTAGATTTTAAAAAAGTAGTATTTGAAAATATCAATATGTTACTTCCTAAGATTAATGAAAAGTTATGGGTAGAAACTATTAACGATTTAATGCAAAGATTAGAAGAAGTAGATGCTCCAGCTGATTCAAGTAATAAAGGTAGATTATATGAATTATTAGAAAGATTTTGTACTGGATCAAGTTCATCTACTGAACCTGAAGATTTACTTAGAGGTAAAGCTATTATATTAGAAGTAAATACAGAGTTTAGAATTAATGATTTTATGGAATTTTTAGATAGACATAGATTTAAAGAATTTAAATTACATGAAATAACAGCTTATTTAAAAAATTTAGGTGCTAATCATATAGGTAGAAAGATTAAAGGAAAGTTTGTAAATGTATGGTCTATTAAAAATTTTCAAATTCAGACTGAAGAATTTAAACAACCAAATATAGAAAAGGAGGCATATGAATAAACAACAAGCTATAAATATATTACTTGACTATGCTAATAAAAAAGAAGTAAGTAATGATGCTTTAACTTCTGCTATTTTATTTTTAGAAAATGATAGAGATAAAAATAAAGTAGATAATCAAGTTCAAGTAAAAGGAGTTGAATTAGCTCTAAGAAAGGGATCATGATTCTTTTCTTTGATACAGAAACTAATGGACTTTGGCGTAGAGATTTAAAATCAGATCATCCAGATCAACCTCATCTTGTTAGTTTAGCAGCTCAACTTTGTGATAATAAAGAAAAGGTAGTATCTCAAATATCTTTTAGAATACAACCTAGTCTTATACCATTTGATATTCCTAAAGAAGCATCTGATATACATGGAATAACTACAGCAGAAGCTGAAAGTACAGGTATACCAACGAAGTTAGCTTTAGAAGTTTTTTCAGAACTATTAGGTCGAGCTGATACTTTAGTAGCTCATAATACAGCTTTTGATTTACAAATAATAGAAAGAGCATTTAATGTATTTCATATGAAATTTAAAAAGCCAGATAATATTTTTTGTACAATGATGATGGCAAAAGATCAAATGAAACTACAGGGTAAGTATAAAGATTATAAATTTCCTAAATTACAAGAATGCCATGAGTTCTTTTTTAGTGTAGGTTATCATGATTGGCATGATGCTTTAACTGACGTGAACGTATGTCGTATGATTTACTTTCATATGATGAATTTAAAAATAGAGAACGTATCTCCTAGAGAAATACCAAATGAACTTTTAAAAAAAATTGAAGGAGAGAAATATAAAAATCTAACTAGTTTTTTAAAGAGTATGGATACAACTAAATTAAATACTTGGGAACTAGAATTTTGTAATAGTGTAATTGAAAAATTAAATAAATCTGAAGAACATATTTTATTATCTAATAAGCAACATCAAGTATTAGTTAATATTCATAAAAAACATGGACAATAAAACTTTAAAGATATTTGGAAGTCCTGGAACTGGTAAGACAACAGAACTATTAAAAATATTAGAAGAAAAAATAGCAGAAGGATATAAAGCAAATAGAATTGGATTTTTTTCTTTTACACGCAGAGCTATTAAAGAAGCAAGATCAAGAGTTATTAAAAAATTTAAATTATCAGAAGATGATTTAGAATATTTTAGAACTATACATAGTCTATGTTATAGAGCTTTAAATATTAATAGTGGTCAAGTATTTAAAGGAGAACGTATAAAAGAATTTAGTGAATTAGTAAGAGTAGAGATGACTGGAGTATCAGAAGAAGATAACTCAGGACTTATTATTGGAAGTAAAAAAGGTGATTTATTATTATTCTGTGACGAGGTAGCTAGATCAAGTGAAAGAGATTTAAAATCAGTATGGAAAGAATTAGAGTGTGAACACTCTTGGGAAGAGCAAGACTATTTTAGTAAATCATATTCTAATTTTAAAAAAACTAAAAATCTTCTTGACTTTACAGATATGTTAGATATATTTTTAGAACAAGAGTATGTACCTGATTTAGATATAGTATTTGTAGATGAAGCACAAGACTTAACTATTAAACAATGGAAAGTAATAGAAAAATTAACTAAGAATTGTAAATTGAGATATATAGCAGGTGACGATGATCAAGCTATTTATAAATGGTCAGGCGCTGACGTAACTAATTTTTTAAATATAAAAGGTGAAGTTAAAGTTCTTCCTAAAAGTCATAGACTTCCTAAAGTAATTCATAAACTAGCTTGTAATATTACTAATAGAATTTCATTTAGACAATCTAAAGAATGGACTTCTAAAGATGAAGAAGGAAGTATAACTGAAATATCTTCTATAGAAGAAGTGGATATGACTTCAGGAGAATGGTTAGTATTAGCAAGATCAGGATATCAATTACATAGAGCTGAATCTTATTGTAAACGTATGGGTTGGTTTTATGAAAGAGGATATCAAGAATTTAAAGCTAATAAATTTGTCGTAGCCATTAGATCATGGATCAAATTAAATAAAGGAGAAACTATTTCTTTTGAAGAACTTCAAAAACTATATTCTTGTTTAAGAAGTAACGTAGGAATTAAACGTGGATTTAAATCATTAAAAGATGTAGATACAAATTTAGAATTTAATTTAGAGTATTTAAAAGAAAATTGTGGATTACTTGCAAATGGAGATTGGAGAGAAATAATTCATGGACTTGATCCTGAAGATATGTTAATGTTTGAATCTTTAGTTAAATCTGGAGATATATTTAAAAATAAAGCAAGGATTAGATTATCTACTATACACGCTATTAAAGGTGGTGAAAGTGATAATGTTATTGTAATTAGTGATATATCTTATAAAACTTGGAAAAGATTAAATGTAGAACCCGATGATGAACATAGAGTATTTTATGTTGCAGTAACTAGAGCTAAAAAGAATTTGTTCATTCTACAGCCTGAAACGAAGTATAGTTATACAATACATTAATGAAAGCATTAGGAGCATATATATTCGCAGGTGGATTTGCATTAGGAGTTGAAAAACATTTTGATATTTTAGCTCATTTTGAAATGAAACCTGGAGTTTATAAAAAAACGTTTCAAGCTAATTTTCCTAATGTTGAATATTACGAAGGTGAAGAAAATTGGCCTAAAGAAAAATTTAAAAATAAAGTAGATTTTATTTATTGTAACCCGCCGTGTGCTCCGTGGTCTAATTTAGGATCCACTCAAAAAGGAGCAATGGCTTGGAGAGATGACCCTAGAATAGCATGCTGGAGAAATGCTTTTAATTTATTAAAAGATTTAAAACCTAAAGCTATTGTACTTGAATCAGTTCCTAGAGTTTATAGTAAGAATGGCGGATATGAAATGATTCAACAATTAACTAAAGAAGCAAATGAACTTGGATATTATACTACTCATTTATTAATTGACGGTGGCTATACTGGATTAAATCATAGTCGTAAAAGATTTTTTTTTATAGCAACTAAGTATCATTTAAGTGTTAGACCTTTAAATTTTTCTCCGTTACCAACTACAGGAGATGTTCTTAAAAATTTTAAATTAGAACATAAAAAAGATATAGGACATTTAATGAAGTTAGGAAAAAACGAAATTCCTTATTTAAAACATTGTAAACAAGGAGAAAGTTTAAGAGTAACTTGGGAAAGATATAATCCTCCAGAAACTTGGAAACGTGGAGGAATGAGAGGAGGAGTAAAAGGTAGACCTCAATTTATGAAATGGAGATTAAAAAGTGACGAACATATACCAGTTATAGCTGGAGGTTTTTATATACATCCAACAGAAGATAGATTATTCGGACATAAAGAATTAGCTTATATGACTGGTTATCCTCATGATTATATTTGGGAAGGACCAGTTTCTACTATAGGTTCACAAATTGCGAGAAGTGTTATGCCACCTGTAGCTGAATATGTAGCAAGGATAATTAAAAATAGTATAGAAAGTAAAAAAGAAAATAAAGAAATACATCAAGTGGTTGATTTTAGAAAACCACCTGAGCAAGAAAGATTGATATGACAGATATATTAAAAGACATAGATAATTTCCATAAAAAATATGGCTTTGAAAAGAATGAAAAGATTGATATACCTAGTAATAGTGAACTTATTAATTTTAGAACTGCTTTTTTAATGGAAGAACTTGCTGAATATACTAATGCTATAACTAAAAAAGATGCAGCTGGAGCTTTAGATGCTTTAGTTGACATAGTTTATATAGCTTTAGGAACAGCTTGGTTATTTAATTTACCATTTGAAAAAGCATGGAACGAAGTTCAAAAAGCTAATATGAGTAAGATTAGAGCTAAAGATAAAACAGGAAAACGTGGAACTAAATTTGACGTTGTAAAACCTAAAG